ATACGGCAGCCGAGCGTGGTGTATTTAATATCACCATCCGCACAGTTGCCAAAACACTTGTTGCGTAACTGCCAGGACAAAAGCATCCTCAGTCGTTTGTCACCTGGGTAAAACATCCGATAAATACTGTGTTCCCATAGCAGGGCCTGTTCCCCGCAATGTTGGTCAAATCTACTAGCATCTAACCCCACAGCACATGGATGCGCAAAATCCGACCATTTCTCGTGGATAATTGCTCCCAGTTCCTCGGCATTATAACATTTCGCCACAGTAACCGCCCCATAAACTTCATCAATCATAGAATAAATACGTTTTTCAATAGGTTTAATATAAACACCCAAACTAGCATTATACCTAGGTGATCGCGGTTGGATAACCCTCGGTGCAGGATTAATCTTGGCCGAAAGGTTTATCTTCTCCGCTTTCACAAATGCCTGAACGTAGCTATCTTTTAGTACAACATCACTTAGCGTAAGTGACTGTACAGCTTTACAATAGAGCGTGTGCTTGCGACCCTCATATGAGTCTGCAAATTCTTGCAGTGATATGGGGGTGGTCGGGGTCACACGTCTACGTAAGTTAAACTTGAACAAAGATAGTCTACCATCAAACACTCCATGCACTGCTTGAGGCGGTCTGCCAAAACCACTTGGTGTCTTCACAAGAAACACCCGCTCAAGTACAGCGCGCGATAGGTTATTAATGCTATTATTATGCACGCAAAAGTCAACGCCATTAGTGACGTTAACCAAAATGTTGACGCGTCTTATTTTCACCAGCCCAGGTTTAGGTAAAATGTGTAACGTTGCCGAAGTGTCACCGTAGCACCTGTCAAAATCATCAACAGTTGCTACAGCAACACTTTCAGCACCATCCACCCACCTAGGGCCTTCCTATTGAACTTGCTCTATAAGATAACGCGAACGTTTATCTTGTAAAGCATAGTTATTAAATAGTTGGGCAGCACGTATGTCCTCTTCAGTTGGCGTGAAGACAAGCATCATAACGTGTTCTAGATCCCTGGTGATATGCGAAGGTCTATGTCCCTTGTCCGACATAAAC